GGGAACTTGTCGATAACATTTGTAAGCGTCATGGCGCCGGTTGGATTGGTTCGCCCGCCTGAAGTATAACCAGACGCGTCGCTTGATTGACCAGCCATATAATAACGAACCTGTGTCAAATCACCAACGTCAGTTGCATTTCCGTCAGAAGCAAATGCAAACTTATCAATTGTATTCTGCAATGCCTGTGCCGGCCACGTGTTTCCACCTGAAGTATACCCAGATACAGTACTTGACTGACCTGCCACAGCATATCTTGCTTGTGTTAGATCACCAACATCTGTTGCATTTCCGTCAGATGCAAAAGGAAACTTGTCAATAACAGTAGAAGCTGGAAACATGCCACCAGACGAATAACCACTTACCGAGCCTTGTTCAGGCGTCGTTGGATGATCGGCAAATTCTAAATAGTCATTTACAACAAACTTTGTTTTGTCACCCGGGTTAATATTACCGGATGCATCTACAACTACGGTACCTTTTACTTTATATGTCATATATCTTATCCAGCATCTGTTGGGTTTGTGATAGTTTCGCTAAACGGATCTATCTCTGTGAAATCTATTATATCATCACCAGCATCTTCAAAGTCTATATTATTTGCAATAGGATCTTTTGTTTTTAATGCAGTGAGCGAAGTAACAGCAGTTGTTTTATAATTATCAAAAAATGTATCTATATCCGATACACCAGTTTGGAATCTTTCATTGGAATATTCAAACAATTCGCACTGAAGGTCGAACACTTGTAAAGCACCACTCTGATAGAAGACGCTCTCATGTTCAACGTGAGTAATTTTAAAGAACTTGTTAACCATTGGAAAGTATACCAGTTCTCCTTCCTTTGGTCTTAAAATAGTAGGGATTATGTTAGTTACATTTTTCTCAAATGTTCGCATTGCAACAGTAAATGTAACTTGGTCACGAATTTGTAAACCAAACCTACTAAGGAAGTCGCCTTCACCTTGAAATCCATCAACACTCTTAACATACATTTCCATTTCATATGAAGTATTAAAGATCGAAAGATCATCTTCATTTAATATATTGTCTACAGCCTGCAAACTACGAGTAAGATAATACGTGTCTATCCCATAAATCTGAATAGACTCGATCACCAGGTCATCAATGAGAGTCTGTTCGTTTGAATAATCATAATTATTAAAATATGCGTTAGTAGCCATGTATTAACCCACAAAATTATAGGTAAGCGGTTGCAGGGAATTAATAGCGTTTTCTTCCATCTCTTTTCGATCTGTCTTAGCTTCGCTTAATATTTGCTCACCGTTAAACTGTACACCACCTACAAGTTGCATGTTTGTAAACTTCGTTAAATTAAATCCCCATTGTTCTCTTACTAGAGCTGAAGTGTAATTTTGAAGAAAGCGATCTTGCCAAACATCAGCATATGTTTCACCACTTATGATATCATATCCTTCAATGATAATATGCGATCCTGCGACCATTATATTTTTCTTACCATCAATATAAAGGCGATTTACATGGCGGTTATATCGTACTAAAGGTTTTCCTACTAAAATTTCCTGAAGAAATTGCAGATGAGACATTGACATATAATAGTTCTGTATACTATATCCTGTAATATCACTGAGGTTATTTAAAACGAATTGGTATTGCACATTAAAAATGCCAGTACCCGTTGACACAGATGAGCTCAAGTCAAATATTCGAGTAACACCGAGCATATTTTCCGGTACTGTGACATAACCTTGATCTATTTCAGCTTGGGTGAGCTCGTGCTTAAGATAAACCATTTGACTTCCATCATAATGATAATCTCTCCAAAAAGATATAGCTTCGTCAATACGGTCTTCAATTTGTTCTTCGGAAACATTTATTTGAATGACCGGAGCACCTATTTTACGAAGTACGTAATCTTTAAACTCTTCGCGTGTTGTTGGTAATGCCATGTGAGTTAACCTATTTTTGTTTATATTTATAAAAAAAGAGCTATTGTCATTTTTCTATTGACATTTTTCAAATAATAGATATAATAGAATTATCTATTCTGGGAGTTGTGGTACTAGATTACAATAATTTAATTCAATGCAGGTACCATTTTTCCATTGACATTTCTTCAACAATGAGTATAATAGAATTATATATTCTAGGAGCCATGGTATTAGACGCGTTCTATATCTTCTTCAATGCAATTACTGCCGTACTGTATTTCAACTATCCTAACTTCATCATTTGTATTATTTATCAATTGATGCCATGTATGGACCGGAATGTATATTTCACCATGTTTTTTAAGTACTGATGTCTGTATATTATCTAGATCATCACCATGATTTACGGTTGCTTCTCCGTAACTTACAATCCAATATTCACTTCTTGTTTCGTGTTTCTGCAAACTAAGCGATCTTCCAGGCGCAACAACAAGTTCTTTTACTTTAGTGGATGGGCCATCAGAATGAAGTACGCGATAATATCCCCATTTTCTTTCTGTTTTTGGTGTTTTCCACTCAGTAAGTATTTTACTGCTGGAATTCATCTTGTGAATTCCACCTACTCCGAAAACAAATGATAATCTCTTATCTTTAATTTTCATTTCTGGAATGTTATCATCTGTTCTATCTCCACCGTTCGCAAAGATAATTTCAGCGTTTGGATACATATTTAAACAATTATGAATTGCCTGGGATGCACCACCATCGCTATCGTCGAATACCATTACAGAGTCAACGACAGAAAGATTTTTTACAATCTCAACTCTTTCGTTAATATCCATAAACGGTTGGCCTTTTTTACGAGTCAGCCATTCGTTGCTATTTACCCCAACAACTAGCACGTCCCCTAACTTTTTCGCTTCATTAAAATATGCTATATGACCAGAATGAATCGGGTCAAATCCGCCTGTAACTAAAACTACTTTCATTATCAATCTCCTAAATGCATATTTGAAACTTCGCCATCAAAGAAAAACATTTGCCACATTCTACAATCATGTATATTGCTACCAAAATATTCAGAAGCAGCATGTATTGATCCACCTTCGAATATAACTAATCTGTTAAAAATATTACCAAAAGAATCTACCGTATCGTATGGAGTCTTATCTAAAAATGTATTTCCAGGAAATACTTTATGGCCAGTCCCATCGTTCCAATTAATTTGGGAATTATGATGGATTTTAGTTTCTCTATGCATATAGGTACTTGTACCAGTTTGTGGTGGGGCATCTGGAGTTAGGTATATCATAGCGGCCCATTTTTGTTGGTCACAGTGATATACTAATTTTTCACCGGCGTGGTTGTGTTGAAACCTTCCGTTCATACCATATGTTTCCCATTCGCTAATTCTTTCGCCAATGATACTTTCAAATGTTTCCTTTAGTCCTGGAAAAAGGTGTTGTGTTCTTGTTCTTTTACCGATATACCCGTCATCATCAAAGTATTCTTGTTGAAGCGCAAATTCTCGCATCGCGTAAGGATCCGCATAAAAATTATCAATTATGAATGCTCTTTTGTTTTCTTGTAGATTGGGGTTAACCGCGTATACAGAAGAATCGTCATGATGAGTAATTTCTTCATCTTGAACTTCTATAATTTCTTCTTCTGTAATTTCTTCTTCTGTAATAAGCCAATTTTTCATATTAAAAACCCATGTGTTTTTGTCTAACGAAATCTAAATCGTATGTTGTTGCTGAGATTGGTGTTTCTTCACCTTCAAATACTTCTTTATTAGGAGACAACTTTCTCCAACCGATACCCCATTTACGTGTTAAATAATCAATATTTAACTCATTTGAGTGGTCAAGCTTTTCTTTTAAACCATTTTCGTTTTTCTCTGTTTGACTACCGGTTTCATAATACATTGTACTATCACCGTGTCCATGCATATATTTATTCTCTAGACCAACAATCTTTCGAATAGGACGATGCGACATTCGCATAATATAATCGGCATCTTCACAATATGCGGGGTATGTGTTTTCATCAAACAACCCAAATACCTTTACAACGTTTTCTCGAATAAGGAAAAGATCCCACGCGCCAACATTAAAGTCTCCAGCATTTGGATGTATCATGCCGACCATTGGATCGCCGTTTATTCTTTCAACCATTTCGCCTAAAAGACCAGGGCCAAAGGCGACATCGTCGTTTGCAATAATCCAATAAGGAGCTAACATATAACATTTAATAATAAGGTTCCAAGCACCTGCGCACCCTACATTTGCAGGCATGTGAACTACTTTAATATTATCAATAAACTTATGATCCATTTTAACCAAACGGTTGAGCTCTTCATCTAATTCACCCCTGCCATTATTGTTTATAATGACAAAGTTTTCTACAGGATAGTCAACACTCATAATAAGTCTTGAAATCCAATAAGTGCTATTTACAACTGGTGCACCTATGACTGGGATTTTATCTACCATATTCACCAACTCCTTTATATTAATATTATTTCCGTTTTCTTTCCACCAATCAGTTATAAATTTACTACTCTGATTTTGGATTGTGTCTATATTATCCTTGTTGTCCTGTCTTATAAGAGTGGAATCATGTACTCTATTTTCTGTAAAGAACGGAAACACGTAGCATCTTTTATAGTTATAAGGATATATTACATTCTCAGGTAAAGGAATGTGTCTTGTCTCTTTTATTTTTAGGTTGAAAGAATTTGTTTCTACATCGTAGAAGTCATCCAATATTTCCTTTGCATATTCTCGTCGCATTAAATATGCACAACACGACCAATCATTCCACCTTTTTCTTCTTATTCTCATGTCACTCCAATTAACTGGATCTTCTTTAATTAGTGACATTTGAATAACCTGCCAATCTTGTGGCAACGGTTCGATAAATTCACTGAAATCAAAGTTCCAATAATCGGCTAGAGAAAAATTAATATCATCTTCGCAAAAGAAACCAATTTCTTCATCGGTCTCTGTATACCAACGGTATATCATATGTAAATGGGATACTGCAACAGATAGTACTTCAGAAGAAATACCTATAGGACTTAAGTGTGGACTTGTTATATCTAATTGTTCTCGGATATCAACGGTTCTTCCATCGTATCCTTCAATCATACAAAAATTTACTCCTCTTGAGGACAGCTGCGATTCTAAATCGCGCTGCCTCTCTAAGGAATCTTTTAAAGAAAGATAATATACTGTTGGAAAGTTTTTAAGCTGCTTCGCCATTATTAGTTCTGCCCATCATATAATCTTCAGCCATTTTTGTAGAATCATCGTTATTCTTTAAAATGCTAAACTCATTAGTATTTATAATATCTGGATGGACAAACCAATCTTCATAAGGCCTATCCTTATCAGGAGATATGTTACCAACAACAAGTTCATAGCCATACGATTTTAAATATTGTCTAGCTTTTTCTCTATATCCGCCGGTTGGATCTGCATAATGATCATGCTCAAATGTAATTACTCCAAACCTTTTGGTTTCAAACGGCATTGATAATAGTACTTTAAAACTTACTTCGGGCGGATCACAATCAATTTGCAGATAGTCAATATCCTTACCAAAGCCAAGACCATTTAAGAATGAGTCGTAATTAACAGTAGTCGCATCTTTAAGAAGACACGTATGGTTTCTTTCTTTGTTATGGCCAGCAACAAACTCTTCGCTTATATCAAATGATACGCCATTCCAACCATAATCTTTTTCTAATAAGTATGTGTTATTTCCGTATGTAGGATGACCAGAACCAACTTCAACGTAACTACCGTTTTTCTTACCGCCGAATAATGTAAGAACAAACATATCTTGGTAAGCTTCAGAATAATTCTGTTTGATATTTTCAGAACCAGAAAATTGATTTTTTAAACTACTATGTTTTTCATTTGTATATAATGTAAGACTTTTAGATGTGAATGCTCCTAATCTTACGAGGTTTTCATATACTGAATTGCGATACTCATCTTTCAAATCATAATTTGTATAGAGATCCATTAACATACTTCTTGAATCCTCACTAAGACCACACCACCAAGCAGTATGAGCTTTTTGGAATAATAAGGCATGTTTACCAGGGTAATCCACGACAGTCCTGAGAGGCTCTAATACGTCGTCTGTAAAGGAGTAACCAATTGACGCAGTTGTATACGAGTCAAACCATTTACCGTCACCAGGATCATTTTCATAAAACTTACTAAGTAAATAATAACCTTCAGGGCGATGTGGTTGTGTTGCTATTGCGTGCTGCACGATACCCTTTACAGTAAATCTTCGAGTACCTTGTTTTTCAAAACACATCGCAGCCCGAATGAGACATTCGTATTTTAACAAATCTTCTTCTGTTCTTTCGGCTGTGCGAATATAAAAAGAAATCGCAGAAGCTAGTTGCCCAATTGTATCGTAGTGTAGAGCTAAATTCCAATTACTTTCAGGGTTATTTGGATCCATGATATAAGTTTTTAACATGAATTTTAGACCAGTCATTCCAAACATTTTTCCAAATTTTTCGGGGCTAATAAGATTTAACCATTCTACTCTATTTTTGTCAAAGTCTTTATATTCTAATTCACCATTTGGTATATCTAAAGTTTTTTGCTTACCTTTTTTAATTATCCCACAACCATGATCTGTATTAACAGTGTACATTTCCAAATCTTTTCGAGTTGCTCTTAAATTGACAAATGCTTTCCAGCAATCACCATTCCAAGTACCTCCTTTAAATGGTATGATTTGATGTTCTTCCTTAAGTGGGTTCATATCGTGACATACTATATAACCACCTTCATTTAAAATATCAACTGCGTTTGTAATATCACGATGAACTTGATCTGCGTGATGTAAACCATCAACAAATATTACATCAAAAGTTTCTTTATTTTTTTCAAAAAATTCATCGGACGTTATAACACAATCAGCTTTTGACAGCGGTTCTGGGTCAACACTTACTTTGTGTTTGCATTTTATTTCTCTCCAATTGTATCCTTCTGAAATTCCTATTTCAAGATAGCTCTTTGCTTCTATTTTGTTTATGAGAGATTGTATAATATCAGTTCTGTTCATAATAATTTTCCTCTCAACCAATCATATCTTCAATTGTTTTTGGATTTACTTCTAAGATAAATGCTGCATTATCTTGGAACCCGAATGTAATAAGTATTTTATCTTTGTAATGACACATGCCTGCTGAAAATTCAGTATGTCCGTTCATTAAAGAAAAATCTTTTGAATGTTTTAGTATATTCCAGTCTTTATCAAATAATATAAACCTATGTCGATACACACCATCTTTTCTTCCAACATCACTTTTAAATAAATCAACGTCATGAGTAAGTGTAAGGTAATTATCACCAAACGGAATTACTTGCGAACCTCCACGCGGATCCTTACTTAAAAAATTACCAGAAGATTGTAAGTGGCATGTTTCTGATTCGACCCAATTTGATTCAAAAACTTTGTCATCAGTTGGAGTTTCGTTAACTTTTACAACTTCTACTGGGTTACACCATTTTACATATTTAAAAGGCTGGTCTGCAATTGGCATCCAATTCTTTTCACAATATGAATTCTTATCGTTTGGTGGATGAATTCTCCATCTTGAAACTTCTACAACACTATCTTCACGCACTTCAATTTCACAAAGTTCCATTCTCCCTTGGCCGTTTTCAGTTGTATCACGTCGTACTCCTGATGTAAATAGTTTTCCATTCCATTCAATTAAACGCGCATCCTCAAGACCAACAAAGTCCCACATTGGTTTGTAGTTGTCAAATTTGCTTGTGTCTATTTTATTAAACCGAGTTATTTCAAACGAATCGTCTAATTCGCAATAATAGTTTTCTGTCCTCAGATGCATATCGTTCTCGGGATGCAAATACGTAAGAGGTCCCCACGGGTGTTGAAACAGTTTTCTTTCTGAATGATAGAAAGTATAGTTTACGTGTCTTATATTTACAACAAGTTTACCGTCTATATTCAATATAGACGGGTTCATTAAACCTGTGCCGTTTGTAAGATTTGATGGAATAATGAGGGGGTAAATATCACCCCCATCATTTAAAACGTTTTTTGCAAAACTATCACTGTCGCCGTAATGATACGTGCTTTCAACTTCTTGTCCATTTTTAGTTTTTTCGAAAAAACTCATAATATATTTTCACTCCATAATAAAACATAATAAAACTAGAAGTTACTTATTTTTAACTTCTTCCTTTAGTTTATTTATCGCGTCGATCATGATTGCAATTAAAGGAATATATGAAACAGTTCTTTGACCATTGCCATTTTTCTTTACAAGCTCAGGCATGATTTTTTCTAATTCTTGCGCCATAACACCATAACTCAATTCTTTTGTATCTTTCCAATTAAACTTATATGTATCAATTTTATCAAGTATTGAAAAGCTATCATTAATTGGTAAAATATTTTCTTTAACTGTTGCATCTGAAAGTGAATTAAAGCCTGTTGCTGACAAGTCGCCAGTAGAAGGATTAAAATACAGTTTTGTTGTTGACGACGTAATTGTTTGAACAGATCCAGTTGCTCCAACAAAAACCGGATAAAAATCTTGATTTGTTGATGTATCATTTAGTGATTGCAATTCATATGCAGAAGC